TGTGTAACTTGTACATAGCGCGACCGGCCTAGGATACGCCCCCATATATCCAGGCCGAAGCCGGACGCTGTTGATATGTCCCACACGTTAAGCAAGAACTGATCGCTAAATGATTGCGTGTCCATGCACTGCGCAAAATCGTCCAGCAACGCCAAGATCGTCGCCGAATTGCTGAATTCTTTTTGAACGGTCTGGCCGAGATAGTCGCTCATGACGCTACACCGTGACGATGTTTACTGTCACATTCAACTGCGGGCATACCGGCTGCTGATCTATGCCCATTGTGGTCGCGTTTCCTGTGGTCGGGCTCGCGGTCGTGCCAATAAAGATCGTTACTGGCGTGATGTTGCCCAGCGCCTGCACGGGCGCGCTGAATCCGGCGGCAATGATCTGCCCTCCGATACGCGCGCGGCTGATCACGATAGAACCATCCGCCGCCGTGTAGCCATTCAGGAACGCATTTGCTACGGCTTTCTGTACTTGGACGATGTAGTCGCTTGGCAATGTTGTTAAATTCGCAACATTCACGGTTATATAGACTTGTGTTGCCAGAGGGCGTCCGACATTGATGACGTATTGCGGGTAAGGCGCGCTGTAATTGATATTGTCTTCGATAGTGATCGGCGTTGTCTCTTTGCTCGACATGCCGCATCCGGCGTCCAGCTTGCCGTGGATTGCGACGGCGACGTCGTTATCGGTACCGCCGGTCGCCATGACGACAATCGAATGCGCAGGTATCGGGTAGGCGGTGGTGCCATAGGTGATCGCGGAATCGCTGCCGTTGTTATAGACAAACACGTCTGTGACGTTCGTCACGTTCGCGACGGCCGCGCGCACGGTTTCGGCTGTACCTTCGCCGCCGATTTGCACACTCTCCTGGCGGCGAGTTTCAAACTCGGCCCGGCTTTCGACGTCTTGGCCCGGCGTCGACCCCGTGCTGTTTGTAACGCTTTGCCAGCCCGGCGCGCGCTGGTAGATAGTCAAATCATTGATGCCCGCGACCGGTCCCGAGCCTGCGACGAGTGCCTGGAACGTCACATTCGCCGTGCCATCAGGGGCGAATGTGACGTCGGTCATCGACGCCCAGATATTGCCATCGCCGCTTTTTACCTGCGCGCCGGCCGGCAGCGGCTGATTCGGCACACCGCCGAGTGTCGCGGGCACGGTCGCGAATGTCGCAGGTTTGCGTGTCAGGAAATAGATGCGGGCGAGTGCGTCTTGATAGGCACCGTAAGACGTTAGCGGGTCGACGGATGCGACCATCTGCGCGAGTAATGCCTGGAAGTCGGCAAAGATGAACGACTGGGACGACGCGAGCTGCCCCTGCGCGGTAGCCAGCGCCGGCGACAAGGTTTTGCCTTGCAAAGCGAACGCGGCGACAAAGTCTAGCAGCACGCCTTGGAGGATTGCTTGCTCGGAATTGATCGATAAACCGGCGGTCGTGAATACCGGTAAGGGAACGTTTGTCGTGGTCATGCGCGCCAGTTTAGCAGAATCTAGCGCGCCTGTAACACTTCATTCGTCAGGGCAAACTGTTGTTTTCATGTCGTAGGCGTCCAGTCGGATTTGCACGTAACGACGCAGCATGTCGGCGATGCTGGGATCGCCTTGCAAGAGAAGCATCGCGATAACGACGACGGCCGCGAGCCTACTCATTTCCCGCTTTCTGTAGTATCTGGTTGACCGCTGATGCCCACGGCTGCACGAACGATGGCTCGGCGCGTTGCGATGAAAGGATCGCCATCGAACATGCAGTGTTCTGAAAATCCTTCGTCGCTCGAAGCGGACTTTGCTAATGCAATCGTTGAATCTGTTGCGGGCGTGATGGTGATCTGCATTTTGATTGCCAGCCTCAGTGCATCACCATCATTGTCTAGAGGGTTCCACCATTCTGGTAGGTCATGTAGGCCACCGTAATCCCCAATCATCCCCGATGCTTTCGCCGCTGCTTCTAATAGTTCTTGATCGTTCATGCTTTCTCCTGGCTAGCTGGTTGAGAGGCAATGGCGTTGCGGGGAACAAGCTCTGTAACCGTTGCCGCTGGATCGATAGAACGAAAATCTGCGATGGCGTTGTGGCGATAAACTGACTTGCCACCCGAATGCGTGATTAGCCAAGCCTCTGTTTCCACCGCCCCCACGCTTCCCACACTGGCGCGCTTGGCGGCAAGCCACATTTCAAGAGCAATCTGGACGGTGTAGTCGAGATAGGCGTCTTCGTCGTCACGTTCAAACTTGCGATGGTTAACTGCGCATATTTCAGGCCACTTTACGCGGTAGGCTGTTTCGAACAGAGGGCGCTCTATATTCATGTCGGTCATGGCTTATCCTTGATTGCAAACTTGCGAAAATCTTCACCGGTGACGATATGCTCCAAGTTGCCGACGCGGTTGGTTTTGAATTGGCCCATTGGCAGGAACGTGCGGAGAAACTGGCCATGCCATTTACCGTATCGGGTAGCAGTTCCGTCGGCATACTTCGTTGGCCCGCACACGCTGCACAGAAGTTTTCCTTTTCTATTTTCGATGCCAGACCAGTCAAACAATCAGCATTTTGTTTAAACCCTTGGGAGGACAAGGCTGTGTTTTCGCAGCACCCGCAGTGCTGGCATTGGAAGAGGCTCATTCTGGCTTCCCCTGCACTCTGGCGGCGTCGATGGTGGAATCCACAGCAGCATCGAGCGCGCTCATTTTGTAATTCAGCTTTTTGCAAACTTCGTCATCAAGCCAATAGGGCATGTTCTCGCGTATATCTCGATACCGCTCTGCATCCACTAGCGCTTTCTCCAATCGGGTGATTAGGTCGGATACTGTGGCAGGGTTAGCGGCGGCAACGTAAGCTCCATTTGCATCGCGCTGATCTTTCGATACGTCTTTACTGCTTGGAATGCCAATCATCCGGTAATTTTGGGTGTCGGCATGGACGAAATTATCTTCCTTGTGATACTTCCAAATACCGGGCGTTGCAGCCGCACATAGCCTTTTCAGTTCTTCTAGTTGAGCATCCACTACGAACCTGCTTTCTTTAATCCAAAATTTGCGAATTCCCCATGAAGCCTAGCCGCTTCTTCCAGCGCCTGTTCGCGACCTTCCGCCCGGCCACTGGCTTTGGCGGTCTCCAGCATCTCTACCGGAACCAGACGAGTGTCCGCCTTACTGGTAGCCTGGCTGCCATCGATACCGAATACGCGCTTGTATGGGTCTTCCGGCTGTTCTGTCGCCTTATTGGCTGTAGGGACGAAGAACCCGCCGGTACCGCCTAGCATCTGTTCGTTGAAAATGTTGCTGACAGCCTGGTTGTTCACCGCTGCTGTCATTGGCCCATCGCAAACAGCAATTGCAGCAGCGTCGAAAGCCTTATCGATTTGGGCCTCGCAATCGTCGCTCCAGGTTGCCGCAACCGCTAGTACCGCCTTTTGAATTGGCTCAAGCCAATCGGCAAAGTTTTGAATGCGGTCGGCCAGCAAGATATCTGCTGCGCTTGGACTACTGGCTGTAGGGGTAGCGGCAAGCAAGGCGCGGGCGAATCCTGGAGCGTCGAAATCGTAGTCGCCCGTACCTTGAAATTGCATCGCCAGTTCTTCGATCTGCTCATCCGTCAGCGGTTCTACTGTCGCTTGCGGCGATACCTGAGTGGCAAGAGCAGCGTTATACCCGAGTGCGAATGCCTTTCGCCCCGCATCGTCATCCGAGAACGTAGGCATGTTGTCTGTTACCGCTTCCAATGGCGCAGCATCGGCCAGGATACCGGCGACCGTTACGTTGCTGACTTTCCATTTCTGGGCGATTTCGAAGTTGTTCATTGTCCTTACTCCTGTCGTTAAAATGGGCATTCGCCCTGTTGTAGTGGTAACGTGACAACGTCTAGCGGCATATCGTCATCGGCGACGCCCTGGCGCTTTAGCTGATTGTACAAACCTTTCGGATGATGCTCACACAACGGATGCGTCACGCGATGCGGAAAGCCGCCACTGTTACCGGCCGGGCCGCTGCATAGGCACAGACCGCGCTTGTTATACGCACGCTGTTCTATGCGCCAGCCCTTGCGTTCGCCGCATGCAGGACATTTCGGCACGACTTTATACTGATCGGGATGCGTCTTCGTTACGCGTCGATGGCGACATGCGCGATGCCTGCAGCGGACAGAATAAGTTGTCATAGCAAGCGCAGTTGTTCAGGCGTGTCGAATAGGTGCAGTTGTTCGGGGCACCAATGATTCGATTTAGCTGCGTTGCCTTTGCGTGTCAACACTTGCAAGTTACCCGCAACGTGCAGTCCGCAAACACGCGGGTTCTGCAACGGTATCACATGGTCGACTTCGTGCGGCACGCCGGTTGCTTCCGTCAGCATGGCCGCACGCGCGTACACGGCGCGGATGGCAACGAAATCAGCCCACGGCGGTGTGTTGACAATGCGTGCGATTAGCCAGGATTTACGCCACGACTTCGGCAACGCTTTGATGCCGTGCGCGAAGTAACGCGCCCGAATCGCCCTGCAAGCCCTGCCGCCGAATGAACCACCTGCCATAGTAACCTCGCGTCGTTTGTTTGATGGCTAATATTAAGACGAAGTAAATACTATGTCAAGTGTTCATTGAATGCGTGTTGCCTGTTCCTGGCTGCACACCGCCGTGAATATGCGTGTTAACATTGCCTGCCGGCAAGACGACGTCCGGCGCGACGATCCGGTTTGCAAACACTGCCGAGCCGACGCCAGTGTTTGTCGAATTGAACGTGCCGCTCAAATTTACATTCGTATTTAGATTCATCGTGGGCGCCGTGACATCGATTTCGGTCCCTGCCATCAGCGCAAGTGTCGTACCCGCATTCAGCGCTAGCGTCGTGCCTGCGGTCAACGCGATAGAACCCGGCGAATGTATGACGATGCCTGCCGCAGCCGCTAGGAAACGGATGTACTGCGTCGGCGCGGCGTTCAAAAAACCGCCAAAATATAAACCGTCTGCCGTGCTGAATGCGCGCGCCGTCGGCGCCGGGCCTTCCTGCAAAGTCGCTTTAAGGGTCGTTATGTCGCGTTGCGCGTAGACGGCCAGCCCGATATCGCCGACAGCCGGATCTAGCTCAATCGCCGACACGCCGCCCTGCAGGCGCAGATAGGGCACGTTATAGGCCGGCGTCTGCGCGAGCACGATATCGCCCGTGCTCGCGTCCAGCACCAGCGGCTGCACCGTGACGAACCCGACACGATCGTTTTGCGGCTGCACGTCCTGCACGCGCACCAGCTCGCACGTGTTGATGGTCGATTGCAGCAATGACAGTATCGTATATTCCTGGGCGCGCTCGGGATCGAACTGCGCTTCGAACGGAATGCTATAGGGCTGATTGCTCATCTATTTCTTTCGTGTTGCTTCGATATTGTGCGCTTCCAATTCGTCTTGCAGCTGATTGACGCGTTCCATTGCCGCGTGCGCGTTACTGCGCGTCGCGGCGAGTTGTCGTTCTAGCAGCGCAATCATTTCGCGCTGCTGCGCGATTTCTTCTTTATACCAGTAGTCAGGCGATTCCATTATTGGGCTTGCTTTCGTAAGATGGCCGGCAAACTGTCAGCTTCGTAATGCAATGTTGGCGGCTCGGGCAGTAGCAGCATCGCACGCAGCTCGGCGAGCGACAATTCGGTGCGCTGTTGCGATTTCGCCACGGCGATCAGCAAGTCAAGCACGGCGGACCACATAGGTGCGTTTACGTGGTCGTGGTTTATATTCTCGGCCAGGTCTTCGACGCGTGCGATAAGAATTGGCGTGATCATATCGAAACCCTCGAAGGGTTCGTCCAGGACCAGATAAACGCACCCAGCCAGCCAAGCAAAGTCCAGCCGAAGAACAGGTTCGTCCAGAATATCGACCAGCGATTCGGATGACGACGCGACATCGCAATCAGCCAGGGCGCCATGTAAATTAGCCACAACAGCAGGATAATCACATCAAGCCCCATTCGTGAGCCAAGCTCACTAAGCCCGCGCCGAAACAAACAATGATCAGTAGCCAGAATGCTACGTCTTCTAGTCGGGTTTTCATTCGTTGTCCTTATTTTCACGTTTCGCCTGTTGTTTCCAGAAATCACGCTCGCCGCGCAGCATTTGCCCGACAGGCGTGCTTGCGCTGAAATCTTTAATCGTGCTATTCAGGCCTTCGATACGATCTGCAATCGAAATGTCCGATAGACCATATTTGCGCATTATCTCTCGGCCCTCTTTAATGCCCATCAGATACTCAGCGGTGACGTTTTTTCATGTTATTGATGGGGCCGAAGCCCCGGTTAGATTATTGCGCTGCAATCCAGGATTCAGCGGCGGCTCGTGTTTCGAGAACTTGGACCACTTCGCCGCGCGCATCCAAAACACGGAACATGATTTCAGTTTTACCGAGAAACTTGATTTTGAATTCGTTGATTTTCATGATCTGCTTTCTGTGTGTGTTGTCGATGAACAGATAATAAACGAGTGTTAAGCCGATGTAAAGTATTTATCGCTAACAACAGCAAATAAGTTTACGTGTTGTTTTTTGATCCGAAGCTGTTTGCGGCGAGTGACGTTGTCCATTGGCCGCCGGGTACGTTCGGCTCCAGTGCGTGCGCAAGCACAGCGGCGACCCACTGCGTGCGGTTGACGAAGTCGAAGTCGGTTTGCACGTCCAGCGCGACGCCTGGCCGTATGCGCGGATTGAATATCGTGCTGATCTGCAAGCCGCTGGTGCTATAGACTGGTGCAAATTGCATACCGGTATCGACCGCAACGCGAATCGCATCGGCTTCGAACGGCGCATTGGCCTGGCGCACGACGACGCGCTGCAAATTGACGAACCACGTCAAATCAGGGAAATGGCGCATCAAGGCGCCGATCTGCTGCAGGGGGGAACCCGTCAGGCGGATATCGGACAGAGAATAGACCGGCGCCGAAGCCGCATAGTCAACAGAAAACCCCGCTTGCTGGGCGAGTGATATGAGCACGTCGCTTAAGATCACCGGGCCGGGGTTTGCGTATGGCGACACCGGCGTATTCATCAGCGGCATAGCCGCGTTCGCATCGACGACAAGTTTAACGTGCGGAATACCCGATGCGTCGACCGCCGACCAGGTGATAACGCCTTGAAAGAATGGTACGAACGTTTTGCCGTCCCAGACGTCAATCGCTACCGTATCGGTATTTTGTGGCGTCATCGATTCCAGCCATAGTCGCGCGATCTGGTTCATGTCGGCGAGTTTTGCGCCGAATATTTCGATATGCGCGTTGCCGAACTGCTGGCCGCCCTGGCGCACCTGAATGCGCATGCGGTGCTGTTCGTACACATAGGTAAAATTTGTCGGCTCGCCACGGCTATTATTTCGCGTGACTTGAACAGTCACGCGGGCGATGCGTTCGACGAAGGGCTGATAAATGGCAGGCATGCCGTCAGTTTAGCGCAGCGACTAACCAACTGAAAGCAATATAGCCGACTGCGGCGATAAGCCAGATAATCGGCGTCGGGATGTATGGCCTCATGTTGCATATTCTCCTGTAGTGTTTTGCTGATATTAAGAGAATATAAACATAATGTCAAGTGTCTAACGTTGCCCGGCGTTGTAATTTTGCGGGCCTGTGACGCGCTGGATACTGCCGACGAATTCCGACGGATTATTTGCCGCGACATTGACCGTCGCGATGTTGATGTTCGGACCCCCGCCGCCCGTGGCATTGCCTGCGCCTGGCTGGTAGGCGTTGGCGAGGCGCGCCGCCTCGCGACCGCGTCGTGCGGTTTCGGCAGCGTTACCGTGCGCTTCGAAGACGTCAGAGAACGACGCGCCGAGCGCGTTCGCATCGCCACCGCCGCCGATGGATTTATTCAACAGCCCGCGCTCGTAAGGATCGTTGAACATAAAATCTAGCTGCTGATCGATGCTAGCGCCATCGGGTAACACGCCGTATTTTTTGAGAAAAGCTTGCGAACGCGCGCCGCGCAACTGAAACAAGCCGCGCGCGCCATTGCCGCCGCCGGCCGGGTTGAACGCACCAGGATTGAAGCCAGATTCCTTACCTGCCGACGTCGCGATAGCGGCGGCCTGCGGCACCGTCAGTCCGTATTTCGTGACGAGTGTCGACATCAAGTCCTGCGCGTTCGTACCCTTCGCAGCAGCGCCTGGGCTCGCCGCCGGCGCCGCCGGTGTGGTGCTGGAAATGCCGAGCGCGGTGCGCGCCTTCGCGACGAGACTATCCCAATACTTACCTTCGAGTGCAGGTTTTAGCCGATCTTTGTCGGGGTTTGCCGCGCTAGGCGCGTGACCCGTCAGCCATTCCCAGCCGGCTTTCAAATTCTTGCCGAGAATGTCCAGGCCGTAGGACACCACGTCAACCGCCTCGCCCATGACACGAAATTCGCGCAGTAGCTCCGTAGTCGCTTTCGGGAAATCCTCGCCGGCGACTTTGATAAATCCGTCCAGACCGCCGCCGGACGCGATGACACGATCGTTGAAATTTGACAGCGCGATCGATCCTTTGCTAACCCATTCCGTGAACGCCTTGATACCTGGTTCGGCGACCGTGGCGATGGTATTCGCGATGTTGACGGCAGCGGATGCGGCACTGGACAGCGCGTCCGTGACAGCATCCAAGGCTTTACGGTTCTCCGTCGCCGATTCGGCGTAGGATTTTGTATAGGCTTCGCGCGCGTCGGTTTCCGATTTAATCATCAGAATCAAATCGCTGGAGACGCCTTGCGCGGCCAGGCTCGATTCGATCTGTTTTTGCTGCGCCGGCGATGACCCGCGATAGACTTGCTGCGCTTGTGACAACATGTCGGCGACTGGCGTATCGGGCGACGCCCGAATGCCGAGGCGCGCGAGTGCCATCATCGTAGGCGCTTGGCCGGTGATGTTGAACTGCTGCTGTTCTTTCGCGAGGTCCGCAATGGCCGCCGCGCCGGCCTGCGCATCGGCGCCGAGGCGCTTCGCCGTTGCGCCCCAAGCTTGCATTTCGCGATTGGATAGATTTGTCGAAACGGCCGCGCGACGCAGATTCGTTTCCATGCCTGCGAGTGCAACAACCGCCGTTACGATGCCCGCCGCAGAACCAACGCCCAGCACGCCCGCGACGCCAATCGCGAGACTGCGCAACGCGACACCGAACGTCTTCGCAGCGCTGGTCGCCTCTTTGGTACGCTTTATGCTTGCCGTCTCACGTTGCTTCGCCTTGTCGCCGTCGCGCGCCCGTTTCTTTTCGGTCTTTGTGACGAGCTGGTCGACTTCTTTATCGGATTTTTTGTAAGGCTCGGCGTTTAATTTGAGATTGACGACAAGTTCGTCGACGACGCTTCCGTTATCTGCCATGTCAGCCGCCCGTGATGAGTGTTTGCGCCGTGATCAAATTCGTTTGCGCGGTCGACACGGCATTTGTGAAAAGTTGCCCGATCTGCTCCACGGGTCCACTTTTCGGCGCCACGGTGTCGCCGCTGGTGCCGTCCGTGAGTGTAATCTGCGGAATCTGCGTAAAAGACAAATTCAAATACAGGATATTGGTGCCACGATCGGGGCGCGTTTCTTTCGACATGCCTGACAGAGCATAGTCCGTGTAGACGCCATCGGGCGAGACGAGCGTATAAAGCTGGTTCGGTAAAACGGCTTTGATCTGCTGAATGGCTGCGAACCAGGCGAAACGCGCGACGTCCGAGCCCGTTTTAATCAACATAACATTGACCGCCGTCGGGCGCGATACGATGTTGTAGGGCTGGAACGCGCCGCGTTCTTGCGGGTAGTCCGATGTTTGCGTATCCCAGCGTGGCGAAAACTCCCCCCATGATGACGGAATCGTCAACGGCAAAAACGTATCGCTCATCAATATTGCGTAAATCGGAAACGGCGGGTTCAAACCCGGCAATTCCGATGCAATCAACGCGAGTGCGTTTAGCGCGACAACTGAAGGGGGTATCGCCGCCACGATTTAACCTCCGGTGCCCAGATTAAGCGCGACGAACTTGACGAGCACTTCGCCGAGTGTGGACAGCTCGCGGATATCGCGCGGCTCCAAAGCGCGAAACGCTTCAGGATGACGCGGGTCTGGTGCCACTTTGACCGACAGCAAGGCTTCGTTGACCAGCGCTTGCACGGCTTCCGCATTGCACTGCTGCAGCGTGCCCATGATCAGGTCGATTGGGGCTTTGACTGCGGGCTTGCCGGTGCCGGCAGCTTCGGCTTTCTGCGCTTCGTCGATGGCGTCGCGGTGTTCGTCGAAGCGTTCCAGCAAATCCTCCCAGCTGTCGACTTTCAGCGACGACACCAGACGCAGCACGAACGACGCTTTGTGTGTGGTTTCGATTTCGGTCAATTGAAACGTCTTGCCGGCGTCGCGCCCGTTCGTGCCCGTGAATTTGCTAATTTTTGTGTCGTCGTCCATGCCGTTTATCCTTTGTTCGGGGTTTGCGCTGCGTGCCATTCTCGGATGGCGTCGATATTAAGCAATTCGACCAAGTTAAACGCGTCTTCGGTGCTTAGCACCGTTTCCAGTTCGACATAGGTCGCCTTGCCCGATTGTAGCACCGCCGCGAGGAAGGGCGAGCAAAACGTCGCAGCAAAATCGGCGGCGCCGGAAATGATCTGTTCGGCACGCATGGCGACGGGCACTTCGGAGAGCTGCCGTCCGACCAGGAAATCAACGTGTAGCAACAAAGCTGCCTGCTGCAGGCGCGCGACGTTGCGCCAGTCCTTTAGGTCGTCCAAAGTGAACGTCTCGCCCCAAGCGCTCGTCGCGCGCAGAAATGGTGCGAGCAGCGCCTGGCCTTCTTCGCCGAGCGCGACGACGTCTTTCTGATTGCGCATGGCGAGTGCGACGACGCCGCCGGCCTGATCTGCGTCAACACGCCGCAGTGCGGCGCGCGCGTATCGATCGGCCGCAAGCGCGGGCAATTCCATCAGCATTACTTGACGACCTTCGTCACGGCCGGCCAATGAAACAATACGCGTTTTCAGCATCAGGCGAAGTGCGCGACCAGATGCACGACTACCGACCAGGCTGTCCAACCGACCAGACCGCCAATGGTGACGCCGTCGATGAATTCCATCAATTCGTGCAATTCGTTGCGTGTCATGTCGTACTCCTGTTTGTGCGTGTTGTTAAATGTATCGTAAGCACTTCGTAAAGTCAACACGCAAAAAAGTGCCGACCCGAAAGCCGGCACAATCCCACAACAGGACGGCAGATGGACAAGAACTGCCGAAATCATTCTAGCACACCGTTATGGCGATCCGTAGACCAGCAGGTAACGCGTGTTGAAACCGTCATAAGTCGGGTCTTGCGCGCCCTGCAGGTCGACGAAACCTAAAAACTGCGGCATGCCGAGGTAACGATTCGGGTTGATATCGACGCGGTCCAGGCACAGGCGGCCGAGTGCTACGGGCGTGCCGTCGTAGATCACATCGGCGTATAAGCCGTGATCCGTGGTCGTCAGCGTGATTTGGGCGTTCTTGTCATCCAGTCGACAAGAAAACGACGGGTTCGGCGTAGGTGGCAGCGGAATGCTGACGAAGCTCATAACAGGATTTGACCTTGATTGCCGTTGAAATCCGCAACTGTCAGCACGCCCGACACCGTGCGCGAATTGCCTGCGGCGAATGTGAAGTTCGGAATGGCTTGCGCGCACAGCGTCACATTTAGGGCTTCGGTCGCGAAGGCATTCTGCAATAATGCCATGTTGGGCGCCTGGCCGAGTATCTGCGGATAGTTCAAACCCTGCGCCGCGTCGTAGTAGACCTCGCCGCGCCAAGACAGGCAACGCGTCGCGACGTCCTGCGCTAGCCGCATGCCGGGGCCTGTCGCGTCGCCAGGCGTGGAGTCGCCGAACGTCGCCCAATTGCCGTATTTGTCGACAGTGACGTCCCACGTACTGAAATCAAGTGCCATCGTATCCATGCGTCGATTGTAGCGTCGTCACGTTCGATTTGCACGAAATAATAGTGTTGCTAAAAGGCAAGGTACGGAAGTACGGAAGACGGAATCAACTTTTTGGCTTTTCTGCATTACTCAATATTCAATTAAGTACCCCTACTTATTCTAATATTTAATTATAGTGCTTATATAGTAAATTTAAGATCGTCTTCCGTACTACAGTAACTTCGCCGTACTCGACAAATTTATTGTTCTTATTAATCAACTACTTACGACTTATTGTTAATCGTTTACACGAAGTCGATGTTAATACTTTGTCTGCCGTACTATTTTGGTGCAGTGTCAAATACACTATTGCAGTGCAACATATTACGCTGCACTGCAACATAAATACACGGACGAACGCGGTCGGGTTTGCGGGACGTTTCGGGAAAATGAAATAAGTCGCAATAGACTCGGCCTATCGCTTTCCTACTGACAATTGGTTAAACTCACTGCATGGCAAACCTGCAACCGATACATGCGTCACTCGTCGACGATCTGGTTTCACTCATCAATGTGAATCTCGCCGAGCTATTAACCGTCAAAACGATCACGTGCCCGGCGTGCGGCGGCGTAGGAACGGTCGGCGGCGAACATCGCCAGGACGGTTCGATTCACGATGACGGCACGTTAAGCACGTGCGCAACCTGCGGCGGCGTGGGCGCGATTGAACATTACGTGCTGGACATGGTGAAACTGAAAGTCGTGCGCGTCGGGCGCCTGGTCGAAGGCTTTGACTATAAGCACGGTCAATACGTCCCAAAATTTCGCAGCAAAGACAAGGCGTTCGCAACGCTGGTAAAGTTGCTCGGCTTCGATAAGGCGATCGTCGAAATTTCCAATGGCGCGGCGCTGTCGCAAACCTTGTCCGAGGAACAGCGCGCGCAGTATCTGGACCAGCTCAAGGAAATGGCCGCGATGGGGCTTTTGGATGGCCCGACATGAGCACCGAAGGCGCTATCGACATCATCGTCGACAAGACGGTCGATCCTATCGTTTTTCTCATTCAGGCGGCGCGCACGAATTTTGCGGCGTTCGTCGCGGCGACCCACAAACCCCGCTATAAACATTCTGTCTTTTCGGCAACGATCTGCAAAGCGATTGATAAATTTGTCGATGACGTTATCGCAGGTTTGCGACCGGTGCTGATATTGACTGCGCCGCCGCAACACGGGAAATCGTCGCTGATCGCGCGCTGTCTGCCGCCGTATCTATTCGGGCGCCTGACGGGTGCGTTACCGGCTGTACGCATTGCGAGCGCGAGCTATGCGCAGGGCTTAGCGAATCGTAACCGTCGCGACGCACAGTCGATCATGGCCGAGCCGATGCTGCGCGAGATTTTCCCAAATGTTTCGTTGATCGGTTTTAAGGGCATCGATAATGTTGCAGATGGATTGCAAGTGCCCGGCGGGGGATGGCTGCGCGGCGTCGGTATGGGCGGTGGCCTCACCGGGTTTCCTGTAGACATCGGTTTGATTGATGACGCCGTAAAAAATTCTGAAGAAGCGTTATCCGAAACGATTCAGGAACGTAACCGCGACTGGTTCGATTCGGTATTTATGACGCGTATGCAACAGCGATCAGGCATCATCGTTATCGGCACGCCCTGGTCGGCGAATGATCTAATTGCGCATGCAACGAAAGTATTCGAAGGCCAGGACAATTTCACGCTGTTGTCGTTCCCCGCATTGAACGAGCCCGACGAAATTGGCTACGACCCCGATTTGCCGCTCGGCGCGCTTGTGCCGCATCTGCACGATGTAAAGAAATTGCGCGAATTAAAGCGCAATATTTCGGCGACGTGGTGGGCGGCGATGTTTCAGCAACGCCCGCTCGCCGATCTGGGCGCGATCTTTCCACGTAGTAACGTGCAATATTACAAGCGCGCCGACTTGCCGAAGACGTTTCAGCGCGTCATCATGTCGGTCGACGCGACGTTCAAAGGCGGCAAGTCCAGCGACTTTGTCGCGGTCGGCGTCTGGGGTAAGACGGCGGACGGGCGTGTGTGGCTAATCGACAAGCGCCGCGAACGTCTTGCCTTTATGGCGACCGCGCAGGCAATTACCGATTTAAAGGCGAAGCACCCCTATATCAGCCGCATCTATATCGAAGACGCCGCCAATGGCGCGGCGCTGGTAGATATGCTAAAGAAGCACTTTACGAGTCTCGAAGGCGTGCCGCCGTTGGGTTCGAAAGAAGCCCGCGCGCACGCCGTCTCATGGGTCTGGACAAATAACGACGTCATGTTGCCCGATCCTACCGAAACCCCTGACATCGCACAATGGGTCGCCGAAATCACGTCATTTCCCGACGTCAAGAATGACGACACGGTCGATTGCATGACGATCGCTTTACAACAGCTGTGTCTGCGCAGTCCGATATCACGTATGATCACGCAAGATATACTTAACAAAGTGAGCTAATAATGAGCCGTCGTTACCCGAAAGCGCCCGCATCGGCCAAGCCGCCCGTAAAAGAGACGCCAGAACCGTTGCAACGCCTGGCCGACCCGGCGTCTGACAAGCGCGCGGCATTACGCAATACATTGGACAGCGTACCCGAAGCCGTCAGCCCGTCAATAGCGTCTGCGACAGCATTCCCCGTCGCCGAAAATCAATACACGACACGCGAGCGACGCGCTGCCGGCTACGCCCTGGACTATAACGGCACCGCGCAAAACGCTTTGACGTTCGTCAACGCAACCGGTTTCCCCGGCTTCCCGACGTTGTCATTACTCGCGCAGCTGCCGGAATACCGATCGATGCACGAATCACTTGCCGACGCGACGGTGCGCATGTGGGGCAACGTGAAAGCGTCCGACAGCACCGACCCCGCTATCCTGGAGCAGATCGAGAACGAATTAAAGCGCATCGATTTGCGCGCGGCCATTCGCCAAGTCGTTATTCACGATCAGGCCTTCGGCGGCGCGCATGTCTATTTCAAGCTCAAAAATGACGAAGCATTTCGCAACACGCCACTCGTCATGCGCCCTTATACGGTGCGCAAAGGCTCGTTTGAAGGCTTGCGTGTCATCGAACCTTATTGGGTGACGCCGAATTTCTATAATTCGATCGATCCGACGGCGCCAGATTTTTATAAGCCGTCGTCCTGGTGGATGCTCGGCACGGAGGTGCACGCGACGCGGCTGGAGACGGTCGTCAGCCGGCCGGTGCCCGATATGTTGAAACCGACATATTCGTTCCGTGGCATTTCAATGACGCAACTCGCAATGCAATACGTCGATAACTGGCTGCGCACACGCCAGTCCGTCAGCGACACCGTCAAGCAATTTTCTATCACGGGCGTGTTGCTGGACATGCAGCAAGCCTTACAGCCGGGCGGTTCGCAAGATTTAGCAATGCGCGCCGAGCTATTCAATCGTCTGCGCGATAACCGAAACCTAGCATTTCTAGACAAAGCGACGGAAGAGTTCTTCCAGCTCAATACGCCACTGTCTGGCCTCGCCGAATTACAGGCGCAGGCGCAGGAACAAATGTCAGCCGTTTGCCACACGCCATTGACCGTCTTGCTCGGTATCACGCCGTCGGGTTTGAATGCGTCCAGTGAGGGCGAACAGCGCACCTGGTACGACTACGTTTCCGGTTATCAGGCGAATTCGCTGACACCCCTCATTCACAACGTCCTGCGCATCGTGCAATTGTCTCTTTTTGGCAACATCGACGAATCCATTTTCTTCGATTGGGAACAACTGCACGAGTTGACCGCGCTGGAAGACGCCGAACGTCAAAAACATGAAGCGGAAACCGACGCAATCTATATTGAAAATCAGGTGATCACACAAGGTCAAGTAAGCGACCGGCTGAATAATGACCTGACAAGCATGTATTCGGGCACGTTGAAATCGGATGACATCGATTCGCTCGCGGACGACGATATCGCCGGCATCACCGAAGCGATTACAGGCATCGTGAACGAGACGCCCCCATCAGCGACACCGACGGCGCCGGTAGCGACCGTAGCGCCTGGCGCGCCGTTGCCTGCTGTCGATCCTGCAGCCGTCGCGCAGCAAGCTGCGACGGGCACATCAGCCGTGCCGCTAGAAAATCTGGTATGACCCAGTTGCAGGCGCCAGGTAAGCGCGACATCACGCTCGGCGCGATCGGCCCGAACATGCATGTTGAAGCTGCGTATAAGCACGCCTTGGCGAAAGCCGTCGCAAATATGACGGCATCATATGAGTACTGGGTGTCGATGCGATTCGTCAAAGCGGTCGATGCGAACGTCGACGCCGGGCGGCTGCCCGATGGCGCGCAGGATGCGGCGCCGGGCGACCCGAGCAAACGAACGAAGCAACTATTCGACGAACTGCAGCGCCTCCAAAAATACTGGGAAGACTATTTCGATACGTTCGCGCAGAAAGTCGCAAAACAAGCCATCGAAGGCTGGTACGAATCGAATGCAACGGCCTGGCAAGGCAAGCTAGGCCGTGCGGGTTTCGACATCAAAATGCAACTTACGCCGAGTCAGCGGCTAATCTTGCAAACGAAAGTGCCCGAAAACGTGTCGCTGATCAAGTCGATTCAGCAGGATTATCATAAAGATATTGAAGGTATCGTCACGCGCAATTTCCTCGCCGGTCGCGATTTAGCGCCGATGGCCGAACAGATCAAAAAACGTGGTGGTGTATCGACTCGACGCGCGGCGCTGATTGCACGTGACCAGTCGAATAAAGCTGGCGCACAAATGAACAGCGCACGCCAACGCGAACTAGGCATTGCGTGGGCGAAATGGGTACACTCGTCGGCGGGCAAGGAACCTCGCCCCGAGCACGTGCGCGCCGCGCGTGAGAATTGGTATTTTGAGGTCAGTAAAGGGATCGACTTCGGTGACGGTTTCGGTTTCGTTTTACCTGGCGAAGCGATAAATTGCCGTTGCACGTCGCGGTCCATCATTCCGGCGTTAAATCGTATGCCGGCCGGGTTTGACGCATCGAAGCTCGTCGAAGTGCCGGGGTTTCCCGGCGCCTACAAGTTGGCGGCTTAAGCAAACCGTTTACTCCCTGTAGACGGTTAGCCATTCTTCTCTAGGTTCGGCGCGAACGTCGATGCGACCGATATCTTTGCGTTGCTTGCCGATTTCAATTTCAAGGTCTTTCGACGTCTCTCCGACGTGCCACGTTTCGAGGGCAAGTTGTCCAGGACCACTAAACTCATTGCGACAATGTTTGCCGTAGTAGAAGCGGCAATGGTGCGTAACGTTTCTCATGCTTTCTCCAATTTGCCATTAGTAACGCGATACCAAGTATCAGCTTCGACACCGTCTTCGCCGACGTAACCGGTGACGACGCGCTTGCGTTCGCCGTCCCAGTAAGCAACGATGATTATGCCCGTTTCGCCTGCTTTAACTTTCGAGTCGAGACCTAGCGCGACGGCCGCACCTTTATAGCCAGTCGCCGAGGCCGCACCTTTTTGGCCAGTCGCCGAGGCCGCACCGTAATTGCCAGTCGCCGAGGCCGCACCTTTATTGCCAGTCGCCGAGGCCGCACCGTAATTGCCAGTCGCCGAGGCCGCACCTTTATAGCCAGTCGCCGAGGCCGCACCTTTATAGCCAGTCGCCGAGGC